CTGAAGTGAAAATTTCGTCTCCTTGGGCGTTGTGCTTATAGAACAGCCGGTCAGAGAAGTCGACGCCAAAAAGAATAGCGTGGTAATGAGGGCGAAAGGTCGTTTCGCCATATTCGCCGCAGTGGAAGAAGCGGATTTTGTTGGGTTCATGGTGTTTGCGTAACCTTTTCATGAACAGTTGAAAGTGCTCTTTGTGGAGCGACCCGTCCGACGGAAGGTGTTCGTCGGAGTAGGTGAGAGTGACGAAAATAGCAAGCTCGTGACTGGCCTTTTCATGCATGAGCCTAACGGCCCATTGACGAGACCGTTCCAGGCGGCAGCCGATGCATTGCCCACAAGGAACGGTAACGGATAGATCACGGTAGCCACCGGCCCCGAAGGTGAGGGGACGCTTGCCGTTTTGATTGGTAATGGCCGCCCTGTAGCCGGTGAGCGGGAAGTAGCAAGGCACCGATCACAGACGGATGCCGCCGCGCATGACGGTGTTTGCGCCGACGATGTTGCGAGAGTGCGTTTTGGCAGCAGTTTTGGAGAAGAGTTTTTTGCTCTTCTTCGAAGAGAGTTTGGTGCGTTTCATGATTAAGACCTTTCTTAAGAGAAACAGCAGGGTGAAGGGGATATTACCCCTTTTTTAGACTGAGGTGTCAGTCAGCACAGTTGTATCAAGTATTGACTGTGCTGGCGACCGGTTTCAGGTCGGGGTTGTTATAGGTCGTAGGAGCGTCCGGAGCGCCCATGGTAGGGGCAGGTATCGGCGGAGTGACGATAGGCCGAAGGAGGCCCATTTCCGCCATTTCTGGACGGTTTTTTTCCTGGGAGCAGAAGTCGAGGAATTCGGCGGGCGAATTCCCGAAGCGGGCGCGGATTTTGGAGGGCAATTCGTGGAACAACGAATTGGCGCCCGCAATGAAGTTTTGGTGAGCCTGGTAGTCCAGGCCGGTGACGTCGAGATATTGAGGATCGACGGTAGCCATGTTGGGCAACTGGCCGGTAGCCAGGTAGCGAGCCATGATGCGATTGACGTCGCATTCGTCTTTGAAGGATTGTTTGGCCCGATCAGGGCCAGTGAAGGAGATGCCAACGCGAGATTTGTTGGAGTAGAGAGTCCTGATTTGAGAAGTAGCGTCGTGAAGTTGACGGGGATTTTTGAGATCAGAGGACATGATTAGATTCCCAGAAGGTTGTTTGGATTGATAGGGTGGAGCGGTTGGCTTTCCGCGCTCGCGCGCGTGTTCGAAGCCACGGTGAACCCGTGGCCTCGATTGATTTTTCCATAGACGAAGTGGAAGTTAATTTTTGACGTCCAAGTCTTTTTAATTAGGGTTTTGAAAAGCGACCCTTGTAGCTGGGAGTCGCGAGTGATTTTGCGGAGTTAGCCGCATTGAGCCCGCCTTGGAGAGCGGTAGAGATTTGAGAGATGGACGTGAGGATCTGGCCGAACGTGGTTTCGGAGATCTCGTTTTTATTTCGGGCCTCCTGAGCCTGAGCAGCAAGAGAGTCCATTTGAGATTGCACAGAAGCGAGGAGGTGAGGAGCTTTTTTGAGTTCCCATTCGGCGAGTTCTCGTTCGAGCTTAAGAATATCGCCCTTGATGCCCTCGTTCGTGTTCTGTTGCCCCACCAGACCCGATTGAGCCTGGGCAAGGTTGTGCTGGGCGTTTTTGAGCGCCGCATCTTGTACGCCAGTCTCCCGATCCTGAGCCACCTTGGCTGCTGTAACGTTGGAGAGAGCGGCATCGGCGCGGGCCTTTTCGGCGGAAGCCTCATTAAGGTCAATGGTGGAGGAGATAGCCCTAGCTGAATTAAAGGCTTCGACGCCTTTCCCCGCAGCGTTCTCCGCTTTGTACTGAGAGCCTGAAGGCGACGAGGCGCCGCCAAGTTTGGCAGAAAGGATTGGATTGAGCCCCGCAGCGCGGAGGTCAACGACCTCGCGCTGGTGAGCAGTATTTGACATGCGCTCTTGGAATTCCATTTGCGCTGCCGAGGAACGGGCGTTTTCCTCATTGGCCGATTGCTGGCCGAGGAAGGATAGAGCGCCACCGATGATTTCTCCCCACATGATCAGAAATGATCAATGAGGCCGGGGACCCCGTAGACCGGCATGGGCCGGGCGCATTTCATCTTGAAATAGCTGTCGAAGAGGAAGTGCGGCTCCGAGGGAACCGCAATGACGCGGTCCACCGGCGGATTGTCCTGAATGAAGGTATCCGACAAAGTCGGGGCGGTGGTGAAGTCCTGAGCAAGGTGCCAGGCATCGAGCGTTTGCGCGAAGTTGGAGCGGAACTCGCCGGTGATCCGCGAGGGTTTGTAGCGATATTCCGCGTACCGCTCTTGGTAGCCGAACACAAGATCGTTGTCGGACGAGGAAGCAGTCGCATAGATTTCCTTACGGAGAACGGCCTGTTCGCCAATGTGCGAAAGGGCGGGCCAGTAGAAATCGAAGCGGGTCTGACGAGACCACATACGGTCGAGGCCCTGCTGATAGGTAAGATCGGCGCGAACCGATACTAGGCCGATGATGATGCAATGCTCTGTAAACGAAGTTGTAAACCCGTGGCCGTGGAGCGTAGCCTGCCCAATGGCAGCAAGACTGCCCTGAGGCGACGTAACGTCGGAGGAACTGGTTTGCGGAATAGGCGAGATATTGACCGGCGACGACCCGCCGCCGAGATACTCCGGACGCTGAAGACGAGCGTCCGGAGAAGTAACACCGAAGTGAGATTTAATCAACTCGGTATAACGCGTACCGCCGCGCGCATCGCGCTCGTAGATTTTTTGAATCTGGAATGCCTGGCGAAGCGAGTTGATAGTTGCCGCCGTGGCCGTCGAAAGGTCGGCGAAAACGCCGGGATAGCCGGCATTGCCGGCATCCTGTTCGATAACGATATTGTTGGAGTTGGAGCGCCAGCCGGTCATGGATTGGCTGGCGGTGCCGTCCGTTTCACGGACAGTCCAGGTGCCGGTAGTGAAACCCGGCCCCTCGACGCCGAGGCCGAGAACGGCAGCATTGCCACCCAGAGGGATGGAGACGGCGTCGCCCTTTTGAGGCCAAGGGAGAGCAGAAGTAAAGTAGTCGTGGCGCTTGCCACGACGAAGCAGCGTGTAGGCCGAGGGGAGATCTGGGCCATCGCCGCGGGAAACCGCGACTGAGTCCTGTAGGTTTTGATCGCGGAACCATTCGTTCCAGATCAAATTGTAGGCGCGGTGAAAGAGGGCCGAGTGAGTGAGGCCGGGGACTTCCGTAGGAAGCCCCATATAGTCGTGGATCGAGTTCGCCAAGTAGCCCGTGACGGCGGTGGAAACCATCTGCGGAATGGTGTAGTCGGTCGAATCACCAGGATCGGTTTGTTCGCCGTTGAACCGCTGCCAGTTATCCCAAAGCAGACGGACCGGGACCGAGAAGAAATGCGTGTCCATGAACATATTGTCCATGATAGGGAACATCGGCGTAGCCAGCCGGGCGAAGCCGGTCATACGAACGTTAAACGTATCGCCTGGCAGGGCCTCGTCAACGAGGATCGGAACGAGATAGCCGGCGTCGAAAGTCGTTTTAAGACCGTGGGAACGGTCAAAGGAACTGCGGGGAATGTCGGCCTTAGGCACCTGGCTAAATTGGTGCGTCATGTGCGATTTGGATTGGGTTTTAGCGCCGAACATTTTGGTCACTCCGCAGTAAATTTGGTGGCGTGGGCGAGGAGGTCAGGCCCCTCAGGAAAGATTTCCCCCGTATCGTCGTCGAAACGACCGACGATGTAAAGAGAGTAACTATCGGGGGATTTGAACAATTGCGATTCGGGATCGCGGCAAGCGGTGCTGAAGTCGCGAAGCGCAGTACCCTCATTGACGGTAACGAAGGGGTTTGCGAAAGCATTGGCAACAATGTCGCGAACGGAGCAGATAAGTTTTTTCACAGAGTCCTCTTAAGTTGAGAGATGCGAGATTTGCGAACAGCCAGCTTGACTGCTAGACGTTCGGGAGTGTTGTCGGCAGCGTGAAGCTTTGCCTTTTTGATGCGTTTATAGCTGATAGCTTTTTGAGCCTTTGGATCCGCTCGCTCATGGAGAGTGGAGTAGTACCGGGGAGGACGAGCCTCTTTTCCCCTGACGATAACGCTGTCGGATGGGAATACATCCGAGGCATAGCGAGCAAACCAGTCGGCACCGATGCCTGGACGCCGAGACATAGTGCAATACTCGGGCTCAAGGTAGTAGATTTCGCCTGTTTCGGGATTGATACGCCGGTAGTGATCATCGGCTAGTTCTCCGGTGATTTTCTTAGTGATGTATCGAGCGACATAGGCGCAAGATTCGAAGGATACGGAACCGAGATTGCATTGGCCGTATCCCCAGAGCGAATCGAGAGAAACTGAAGTGAAAATTTCGTCTCCTTGGGCGTTGTGCTTATAGAACAGCCGGTCAGAGAAGTCGACGCCAAAAAGAATAGCGTGGTAATGAGGGCGAAAGGTCGTTTCGCCATATTCGCCGCA